TAGAGAAGTTAAGGCAAAATTACATCGTAATAACATTGAACCTACTCAAGTTAATACCCTAGAAGCCGAAGAACATTTAGGTGAAGAAGTCAAGAGAAAAGAACCTAATCGAGAAAATATGGCTAATAAGATTAAAATCGAAACTGGTGAGGGAACTCATTCAGGGTATGGTAAAGCAGGCGACTCTTACGATTATAGTTAATCGGGGTGTTACTATTGAAACTATCTTCTATTGAAAAGGATAAACAAGCAGAAGTAGAGTTAGTTCAATTATTTGAAAAAACTAGAGTAGCATTTTTATCTGCTAGAACAGACCCTAAAGAATATGGGTCTATGTGGAGAAAGGCAGTAGAAGAAATTAGAAGAGTTAGTGGTAAAACTAATGTCGCTTCTAAAGAAATTAAAAATTATATTCCTAAAGACCTTTTAGATAATGAAGATTCAGAAAACCCAACCTCTCAAATGGCAGAGGATATCTTTGAAGGAATAAAGATGTTGAGGTATAAATCGGATGCTATTGATGACCCTCTAGTTACTAGATTTGGAGAAAAGAATGTAATTGAGGCATTATTAGATTCTCCCGAAGATATGGTAAAGTTTGTTCATTATGCTATTAGGGCAGATAATAAAACTCTACCAAAGAAGGTTTTTGAAATAAAAGATATGTCTGAGGATTTACTAACTAATGGATTAGAAGGCTTAGATTTAGAAGAAGAGGATATTGCACTTTATTTAATTGAGCATTATGGCGATGGTAAAGATACAAAAGGTGTTGAGCAAGCCGTAGAGAACGCTTTAGAGATGTTGAAAACATTATTCTTTTCTAACTATGATGAAGAAGAATGGGATGAACTTGTTGATATTGAAAAGTCAAATAAATCAGATGAAGAAAAGTCAGTTTCACATTTTGTAATCCCTAACAAACCAATGTATAGAATTTTCACAATAAAAGATATTGAAGAACTCAAAGGCTTTACTGGTGATTGGATAGTCCAAGAAAAATATAATGGTGTAAGAGTCCAATTACATAAAATAGATAATAATATCAAAGTTTTCAAGCATGACGGAACTGAAATAACTGATAAGTGTCCTACTCAAGTAAAGGAATTGAAAGAGAAAAAGTATGGAGATTGTATTCTAGATGCAGAATTAATTCTATTCAAGGGCGAGGATTCTCTTAATAGGACTAAGACTTTAGAGTATTTAGAAAAGAAAGATTCTTTTGATGATACTCATATTTTGAGGTGTCATGTTTTTGATATTATGCGACATGATAATATGAATATGATGGAGAGAGAAATGAGAGATAGGATATCTACTCTTTTCAATAATTATAGTTCTCATTCTTCTACAGAAATAGCATTCCCGTCTAAGAAAGATACTAGAGAAGCCGATAATATGAAAGACTTAGAGGAATATTCTAAGTCAATATTTAATTTACCTACATCTGAAGGAGTAGTAATAAAAGATGCTACATCTACTTACTATCTAGGAACTAAAAAGAATCCTAAATGGATTAAGATGAAGAGGTTTGTAGATTTAGATTTATTAATTACTTCAAAGAAAGGAAATAATTGTGAGTTATCTGTATTAACAAATAAATATTCTGAATATAATAAAATGGAAAAAGATGGTAAGCATTACATGAAGGTAGCCAACTTTAGAGTCAAAGAAGATGTAAAAGAAGGCGATATAGTTAGAGTTAAACTAAAATCTATTAAGAAAACTAAAGATGGATTTAATTTAGTTATTGATGAAGTAATAGAAATACCCGAAGCAGAAACCCCCGATAAAGATACTACTTTAGAAATATTAGAAGAATCAGAAGATGCTAAAATAAAATATGACCTAAAAGAATTAGAAAAAGGTATTAGGATTACAGACCACATACACGGAGAAGTAGATTTACTAATAAAGAGTTCAATGGATGGTTTTGTAATTTATCCTAGTGAACAGAATCTTATGTCTAAGAATGCTTTTGCTGATATTGACCTATGGAAAAAAGAAGCAGAACAGATATTTGAAGATAAAAAGGGTAAATTATACACAGTAATATTTGACTTTATAAAAAGTAAAGATAAAGAAGTTACTAGTAAAGAGGTTCATAATTTCTTAAAGAAAAAGCATAATGATATTTACATGGATATCTTTGGAGGACAACAAAGAAAAATTGAGAATTATATGAGGATGGCTGATGGTATAAATCCTACAAAACCAAAAGGACAACCTAATCAGACCTTTGTTGATGACCCTTCTAAAATTATGAATATAAAAAAAGAATATAAGACTCCCGAAAAATACAGAGAGGGAAAATTTAAGATTTACAAAAGAAAAGATGAGAATCTAAATATTAGTATTCAAGTTGGTGATGAAAATTTAAACTGGCTTGTGGATATTGATGATGAAGAAGAAATGTTTGATTTATTTGGTAAAGGTAAAAAATTCCCTGCTGAGGTTGCTAAAAATATCCAAAGAGAAAAAGTAATTGATGAAGGAGATATTACTTTAGGAGTTCAAAGGCATGGCTATCATGAATATATTATGAGAGGAAATAAGTTCCAATCTAAATTGCATTTTAGAGTATTACCTGTAAAGGATGAAAAAATGTGGTTAGTGTGGACTGGATTTAAACAAAAACCATTAGACTCCGATGAAGATGATGGTGTTTGGAATATTTATGAAGATAAATCAGCAGGATTAAGAATTCCTTATGAAAGCCGTGATTATTAAATAGTAGAAGATAAAACGAGAGTTCCGTTAGCATGACGACTATACTCAAATCATCCGATGGGAATTTCAATATTCTCAAGAGTAGAGATGACTTGATGATAGGTGGATATGCTAGTATCGAAATTGTTGATAAGCAAAATGATTTAATCACCTTGAAGGCTTTAGAAGAAGCAGTTACTAAATTTATGGATAAAGACCGCTTTAGAAATGTTATGACAAATCATTCTAATGTTCAAGTTGGAGAAGTTGTAAAATCATACAGGGATAAAACTGGTAAATTGTGGAAAACAGGAGTAGATGATGTAGGATTCTTTGTTGTTATCAAACTTAGAGATGATATAGAAAAAGCAAAGGAAATTAATAGAGGCATTCGCAAGGGCAACCTTCGTTCATTTAGTATTGGTGGGCAGGCTTTACAGAAAGTAAAGAAGCGACATCAAGACTTAGGGGAGTATAATGAAATAAGTAAGTTAGAACTCCATGAAGTTACTATATGTGAAAAAGGTATAAATCCCGAAGCGAAGTTCGATATCTTAAAGCAAGATAAAGGAGAGAATAACATGAGCGACATTGAAAAGGCTATGGAAGAACTGAACGCACTGATGGATGAGGTAAATACTCTTATCCAAAAGGAAGAAACCGAGAAGATGCCCGAAGCAGAAAAGGGTTCATATATGGATAAAGAGGACATGGAAGATACAGAAATGGCTGATACAGAAATGGCTGAGGACAAAGAAGATATGGAATATGCAGATGAAGAAGCAAAAGCATATGTACCAACTGTTGATGGTGCTGGTGTAGAAATTGGAGAACCTGCTAACAGGGTAGTTATTAGTGGTGGAAAGCCAACTTCTAACGATATGCCTGTTGTAAAAGCATTCAACAATGTAGAGATTTCATCTCTAGATTTAGATGCTTCCACAATTGAAAAAGCATATGAGCAATTTAGAACAGAGCAACTAGAAGCATTGGCTCTAGATAATCTACAAAAGACTTTTGAGGCGAGATTTGCAGATGAAATCTCCACAAGAGAAACACAAATTGCAAAGCAAAACTATGATGCACAATCAGAAATTGCAGACTTGAAGAAGTCATTCAAGGAACTTGCAGATTCTCTAACTGCTAGAGATGATGCAATTATCAAGGCTCAAGAAGAAGCAAGAGCAGAAATTCCTAGTATTGAAGATATCAGTTCTATGTCATGGTCTGATATTCACAAAATGGTAGGGGGGTACTAAACATGTCAGGATATATTAACACAATTGCAGACCTAGAAGCACAAACATACGGAATTAATACAGTTGGTGGAAACGCACTTTTGAAACAATCGGGTGCTATCGCTGGACTTCACACAGGACACGATACATCTCTAGGTGTAGGTAGTGGAACTACCGCAGCATCAGATTTGGGTTCACTATACAATGTTGTTTATGGGCAGAAAGTTTGGTCTATGCTAAACAGAGAATGTAATGCTCTATCTATGATTTCAAAAAGACCATACACATCTAGCGGTTGGAGAGTTCTAAAATCTAGACCTGCTGGTGGTAGCGGTAATACCTTTGGAGTTGCTACAAGTGGAACACTAAATGCTGCATTGTTAGGTGCAGATGCTCCTAGAGCAGATGCTATTGGTGGAGTACCAGAAAATGCAGGGCTTTCTACTGCGGCTGATGGTCTAGGACCAATTGCTCCAACATATGCTCAACTTTTCCAATCACCTAAGATAGTTGCACATCAATTTGATTTCTCTGAATTGGCTATGGAAATGGCTCAAATTGACGATGGTATCGGTGATATTAGAGCACAAATGAGAGAAGATATGGGTAAGCACCACTCAGAAACACAGAACAAAATGCTAGTAATGCCTCTAGAGCATTATGGTGAAAATTCTGCTATGCCTCATATTGAAAGAAACTATACTTCTCTATTGAAGATAGTTTCTAGCAGAGCAGAATTGTTGGCTATTGATGGTGGAGTTATTGCTACAGATACAACAAGTGCATCTAACAATTTGGGTAAGATATTTGGTAGTGAGAGATTCAGTGCTGCTTCTTTCCTAGATGCAGAAGTTGATTTTGGTAGTGGATATGCAGCAGGTGATGTTAGAAGTCTAACTCTAACTATCCTAAATAATCTAATTAGAAACCTAAGAACTGCTGGTGGTTCACCAAAGGTTATCCTAACTGGATATGATACACTACAAGCAATTTCTGATTTGCTACAATCTCAAGAAAGGTTCATGGATAGAAAAGAAATAGTTCCTACTGTAAATGGTGTAAGAGGAGTTAAAGGTCAAGAAGTTGGATTTAGAGTTTCTACTTACTACGACATCCCTATGATTCCTGTTAAGGATATGCCTTCTACAACAAGTGCTTCAACAAGCATTTCTGATATGCTATTCTTAGATACAGACCATATGTGGCTATCTGTTATGAAGCCAACTCAATACTTTGAAGATGGTATTAGCAACGGAAACCCATTCGGTGTTGGAACACTAGGCAACAGGGCTATGTATAGAACTATTGGTGAAATCGGTTGTTCCTTCTTTAAGGGTCAAGGCAAGATTACAAACCTACAATGAGGTGCTCTAGATGACTTACTCAGTAACTCAACTAGCAGACCACAAAGGTTTCTCTTTGCCTAAAGTTTCTGGTGATGAATATGTTGTTAATGTAGAATTAGATATTACATCTTTCGCTTCTACGGCAATTTCAGTAACAGGAGATTTTTTAGCACTACCTAATCAATTTACTGCTGATGCAGGAGAAGATATTAGTAGCCTAGAAGTCGGACAAGCAGTAACACTATCAAATTGTGTAGATTCAGGAAATAACGCAACAGTAACTATTGCTGCTATTAGCGGTCAAGTTCTTACTCTTTCAAATGTTGCGGCAGATGAGAATAGTGATACAATTACAATCACTAACACGCATGAAAAGATAACTGCTTCTTCTCTAGGACTATCTACTATTACCGCAGTAGAAGTTATAGGTCAAGAAAG